TGTTAATCCATTGCAATAATCCTGAACTGCTATATCCATCAATGAAGGTTCAATACCCACACTTGGATTGGATGAATGGGCAAGTGATTCTTGCCACATTTTCCAAGTGTGGAAATGTGGTGCACCATACTCATTTGGTACACCTGTGACCTTCTCAACAATTGGAGAAATAGGAGTAGCAATTACGTCACTTTTAGTATGTGTAGCACGTTGATTATTTTGACCAACATACTCTACCCTACTGCCAACTGGCAAAAAAGCAACTGGAGATTTGGGGTGTACATCTTGATTGATGACTACCTGCTTCTCATATTTCTCAACGGGAAAAGTTCCATTAACATGTGAAGGAAATGTTCCAACCCAATTCGTTTTTGACTTTGCAATAGCTTCCTTCAATTCAACTGAAGAAATATACAAAGCCTTAGAACTGGGTGATCCAGTAATTCCTCGTAAATGTACTCCGATAATTGTGGGCTTGGCAAAATCACCAACTAGCGTAGCCATACACATACCAGTAAAGGTATTATATGGTGCATAATAATGATAACCAGGTCCACCTGAATCGGAATTACGAATATATGTTGCCTTAATAACATCATCACGCATCGCACCACTTTCCTCACGGTACAATAAATGTGCTGATCCAGTAACTGAACAATAATTCGGGAACAAATGAGTAATATCAGCATGGGGACCTCCAGATGGAATCGACACAACACAAAGATCCTTACCAGGAATAGGGGTCATGGCATTCACGCTGACAAATCCCCTGAAAGTCGAATTCAAAATACTGGGGTCCTTGCGTGTAACAAGAACCTTCATATCCTTACGATTTTCAAAAATATGTAACGGAAGTAAAAACATAGTACCACCTAAAGCAAGAATATCACAAGCTTGCTGAAATCCATTCTCAACAAATTTCGCATGAAACAAATTGCCTTTCACTTTCTCGACCAATTGGTCTATGGTCATTGTGGCATTCTTTTTGTTAACATGTAATTTTGCAGGAATAACTGTGGCCCATGGATTAACTTCAGAATCTCGCTTCTTAATTTCATCGACAGATGCTGGAGCCAATACAGTTTGCTGTTCATGAACAGCACGCATTGACATTACAACTGAATATAAAACCTTTGCGAGAATACACATAGAAAAGAACTGTACTGTCTTACTCTGTCGCAATGAAGCAAATAAATCATGAGTGATGTCTCGGCGTGAAGCCAATCTAGCACACATATCATTCTTCCACTTCGTCAAAACACAATAATGCATATAAGCACATAAACACATAGTAGTAAGTACCATACTCCAAGATAATGATCCTGTGATCAATCCACAAAAGCAAACCAAGCTAAAGAGAGTGGTCATAGAATCGCGAGATTGCTTTTCCAATGCAACCAATTCTTGACAATGATACAACATATATACTTTCTGAACGAGAGTACTTTGCACAACTCGTTCAGGAATACGGACAGAAATTGCATTCATTGTTGGAGTGAAATTAGAAAACTGAGATTTAACATAATCAAATGATAAATCAGATAGTGCTTGTTTTTCAAATGATTCTTCCTCAACAACAGTTGGCAACTTCTCAGGTTCACATTTACAGAGTGTCTTCGATAAAAGACACTCAGAGCAATATTTGCGCGATCCCACCATTGCAGTAGCTTTCTTAACAACACGTCGTTGATTTTCAAAATGC